AGAAGGAGCTCTTGCGAAGGAATGTCGTGTTGTCGAGTGAAACTCACATCGCGTACCCTGTCGCTACTCGGTGAAGATGCGCCTGCGGGGCATCGGATCGGGTGCGGGACTGGGGTCGTCGTAGTCCTGCGTGTTGGATCGGAAACGATCGCCTTGCGGAAAGCCGCAGAAACCTTGGTCACTTGGGGATACGGAACGAACGGCGAGAGACGATAGCGCAACGGACGGCCCGGTAAGCCGCAGAAAACGTGGTTCCTTCTGGCACCGTTCCTTATGCCGGACGCGGGAGCGCGTAACCGCCCTAGCGCCAGCCCCGAAATCGAAGTTGCCAGTTTCCAGGTTGCCAGCCGCGGCGACCTCCATTCCACGATCACGCAGGTGCAGATGCCCCGGGCCCCATGGTCTGCGAGCGCCGTCGAGGCGCGCGCGGTTGCTTCCCTGCTGCCCTACGCTGGGCACGCGCGCACGCACGCGCCCGAGCAGGTGGCGCAGATCGCGGCGAGCATTCTCGAGTTCGGCTTCGTCGCGCCGGTGCTGGTGGACGAACGCGGCGAGATCATCGCGGGCCATGGCCGGCTGTTGGCCGCGCAGTCTCTCGGCCTCCAGACCGTCCCGACCATCGTGCGCGCGAGCCTCACCGAGGTGCAGAAGGCCGCGCTGCGGCTGGCCGACAACCGAATCGCCCTGAACGCCGGATGGGACGAGGCGCTGCTCGCGGCCGAGCTCGCCAAGCTGCAAGAAGCAGACGAGATCGATCTAGCGCTAACCGGCTTCGCGTCGGACGAGATTGACCGGCTGTTGGCGGGCCTTGATCCGCTCGCAACCGAGTCCAGCACTCCCGGCAACCCAACCGTTGCCAACCCGGAAGTGGGAGTCCAGGCATCTGACGCGTCCGAGCAGGAAGAAACAGTGGACCCTGCTGACGCCGAGCCGGAGCCGCCGCGCCAGGCCGTCACGCAGCCGGGCGACCTCTGGTTGCTTGGCGAGCATCGGCTGCTCTGCGGCGACAGCACCGACGCCGCCAGCGTGGCCCGCGCGATGGGCGCGGACCGCGCGTCGCTGCTCTTCACGAGCCCGCCCTACGGAAACCAGCGCGAATACACCCTCGGCGGCGTGTCGGACTGGGATGCGCTGATGCGCGGTGTCTTTCGCCATCTGGCGACGGCGATGGCGCCTGCTGGGCAGGTGCTCGTCAATCTCGGACTGATCCACCGCGACGGCGAATGGCAGCCCTACTGGCAGGGCTGGATCGACTGGATGCGCGCGCAGGGTTGGCGGCGCTTCGGTCTCTACGTCTGGGACCAGGGACCAGGCCTGCCAGGCGACTGGAACGGACGGCTCGCACCGGCGTTCGAGCTGATCTTCCATTTCAACCGCGAGGCGCGGCAGGCGAACAAGATCGTGCCGTGCAAATGGGCTGGCACGCCGAACAAGGGCAGCGGGCTTCGCTCGGCGGATGGCGAGGTGAAGGCCTACACGCACATCGGTTTGCCGGTGCAGGAGATGCGCATCCCTGACAGCGTGCTGCGCATCACCCGCCACAAGGGTCGCGGCATCGAGACGGAGCATCCGGCGGTGTTTCCGGTCGCGCTGCCGGAGTTCCTGATGCGCGCCTACACCGACGTCGGCGAGGTGGTCTTCGAGCCTTTCGCTGGCAGCGGGACGACGATTCTGGCCGGCCAGCGCACCGGGCGCTTGGTGCGGGCGATCGAGCTTGCGCCCGCGTATGTCGATCTGGCGATCGCGCGCTGGCGCATGCTGATGCCGCACCCCGCCGCCGGCAAATTCTGCATCCTGGAGCGCTGCGCTGGAGGCTGATGCCCCGCGGCCGCTCCATGCGTCGGCCGGCAGGAACCCTCCTCGCCGCCGGCGTTGAGCCAGCCGGGAACCCGGGCGCCAGCCGCGCGTGCCAGGGCGCGTGGCATGTGCGTGCCAACGTGCACACGCTGCGCAGGCTTTACCGGGAGCCTGTCCGATGCCGCGTGGCAGTCGGTCGGATGGACGCACAGCAACAGAACAGGCCGTGAGATGTCGGAGGACGGGCCGCTTCAGGCCGTCCCAGGCGCAGGGGACGCTCGTATCTGCCCCGCCGCGCTCAGTGCGCGACCGTCTCTCGAGGCAGCCTCTTCGTCTTGCGGCGCAGCAGATGGCACTGTAGATTAGAATAGGTCCTAGAGAGACATGAAATAATGCAACAGACAGACATAGAAAGCCTAGGGTTGGATATCATGCTGCCCGAGCTGCCTCCGTTCAAAATGCGCGTGCACGCCGCATTTGACCGAGCCATCTCGCGCAGCATTGCGCGCCATGGCGTGTGGGAGCCCTTCGAGACGCAGGTTGTGCGCGAGATCCTGCGCTACGTCGATGCCTTCGTCGATGTCGGGGCCAACATCGGTTGGTACAGCCTGGTCGCGGGCCTGACCCTGCGGGGCCTCGGGCGCGTGATCGCCTTCGAGCCAGATCCAACAAACTTCGCACTGCTCGCGCGCAACGTCGCGGAGAATCGGCTCGGCGGCCATGTGCGCCTGCACCACGCCGCGCTGGCCGATGCGCCGGGCCAGCGCTTGCTCTTCCGCTCGCCCTACAATTTCGGCGGTCACCGGCTCTATAGCGTAGAGGCGGAGAGGCACGCGGCGGTGCCGGTCGCCGTGACCACGTTCGACGCGGCTGCGGCGCCGCACATCGTCGGGCCGTGCCTTGTGAAGATGGACACCGAAGGCAGCGAGGCGATGGTCCTCGCCGGCATGCACGACCATCTCGCGGCGCATGCGCGCGACACCGCGCTGCTGTTCGAGTTCTGGCCCGTCGGCCTGTCCAACAGCGGCAGCTCTGCCGCGGCGCTGGCGGCGATGCTGGAGCCGCTCGGGATGCGCGCCTGGCTGGTGAACGAGTGGCACTCGGGCGGGCTCCAGCCGACGACACTGGCCGGGCTCGTCGCGCTCGCGGAGGACAAGACGTGGCGAAAGACGCAGGGCCAAGCCAACGTGCTCATGATCCCGCCGGGCCATCCCGCCGAAGCGGCAGTCGCGGTGCTGGAGACCGCATCCCGGGCCGGCAGAGGCATGATGCGCGGCCTACTTGCGCGTCTCGTCGCGCGCATCCGCACGGCGTTTGTCGAGCCGCTGAGAGACGACATCGCGCGGCTTCAGATCCGGCTCGCACGCGCCGAGGCCGAGGCGGCGGCCGCGGCGCGACTGCTCGCCCATCAGGCGGAGGAGGCGGTCTTCGCCGCGCCGCGTTACGCCGATCCGTTGCGGCTGTCTGCGCAGCGCGGCCAGACCTTTTCCCAGTTCCACGAGGACGGCGCGATCGCCGCGATCTTCGCGCGCATCGGAACGGAAAGTCGCGTCTTCGTCGAGATTGGCGCCGGCGACGGCAGCGAGAACACGACCCGCGCGCTGCTCGAGACCGGCTGGGAGGGTGTCTGGGTCGAGGCCGATTCGTACAAGGCCGCAATCATCCGCGACACGTTAACGCACCATATCGCATCGGGCCGGCTTGTGCTCGTGGAGGCAGCCGCGACGGCGGAGAACGTCACGGGCCTTGTTGCCGGTGCCCTGAACGGGCGGAAGGTGGACCTGCTTTCAATCGGCGAGGACATGAACACGTCGCATCTGTGGCGCGCGCTCGATCTTGCGCCACGCGCCTGCTGCATCGAGTACAACGCCTCCATCCCCGCGCCCGTCGCGTGGGAGATCCCCTACGATCCGGATGCGCGCTGGGACGGCACGGCGCGCTTCGGCGCTTCGCTTAGGGTGCTGGAGGCGATTGGGCGCGCGAAGGGGATGAGCCTGGTGGGCTGTGACGCCGCCGGCGTGAACGCCTTCTTCGTGCGCGCTGACCTCGCCCCCGGCCGCTTCCCCGAACCCTTCAATGCGGAGACGCACTGGGAGCCGCCGCGCTACTACTTGGCGTTCCGGCGCGGCCATCCGACCGCGCTCTGATTGGCGTTTGCCTCGACACCTCGACGCTGTGCATGCGCCACGTGCGCATCGCGATCTAAACGTTCGAGCTGATTGAGACGCTGCTTGGTCAGCGGGGCGCGCGGCGAAAAAGGTTAACACGGCGGTCGTTGAATTGGCTGTGTCCCTGGGGGTAGCAGCGCGCGTCGGCCCTGATCAGGAGATGCGTCATGAATCGCCGCACCCTCTTCGCCTCTGCTGCCGGTCTTGCCATGGCCGCGCAGTTTCCAGCCGCCGCGCAGGAGCGCCCTGCCAACGTGATCTTCTTCCACCCCGACGGCTTCGGCGTCAACCATTGGGGGGCGACGCGCATGGTCCATGTCGGGCCCGACGGGCGCCTCGAATGGGACCGGCTGCCGCACATGGCCGTCTACCTCGGTCACATGAAGGACGGGCTGACCGGCACCTCCCATGGCGGAGCGACCACCCATGCCTTCGGGATACGCGTTCAGGCGGACAGCTTCGGGATGGACGGCTCCACGCCCATCCGCAGCCTCTCAGGCTTCGAGGGCTCCATCGCGCGCGAGGCGATGGCGCGCGGCCGCTGGGTTGGCCTCGTCAACTCCGGCGCGGCCTATGAGCCAGGGACGGCGGCCTTCGTGGCCAGCACGCCGCGCCGCAACTCGCTCGCTGACATCACGCGCCTGGTGGCGGAGAGCAGCGTGAACGTCCATCTCGCGGGCGGCGAGCGCTGGTACCTGCCGCGCGGCACCCAGGGCCGCCACGGCGAGGGCGCGCGCGAGGATGGGCTGAACCTGATCGAGATGCTGCGCGCCCGCGGCTACACCGTGGTCTTTGACAAGGCCGAGCTGCAGGCGGTGCCGGAGGGCACGGAGCGGCTCTGGGGCATCTTCGCCCATGACCACACCTTCAACGACCGCAACGAGGAGACGCTGGCGCGCGAGAACCTGCCGCACTACGTCCCCCGTGCGCCGAGCGTTGCCGAGATGAGTGCGGCGGCGCTGCGCATCCTCTCCCGCGCGCCCCAGGGCTTCCTGCTGGTGGCCGAGGAGGAGAGCGCGGACAATTTCGGCAACGTGAACAACGCTGCCGGTTCGATAGAGACCGGCATCCGCGCCGACGCGGCCATTGGTGTCTTCCGCCGCTTCGTCGAGGCGAACCCGCAGACGCTCCTGCTGACCACCTGTGACAGCGATGCGGGTGGACTTCAGGTGATCGGCCCTGGCCGTCAGCAGCAGGTGATCCGCGAGGGTCAGAACCTCCCTGAGCGCGACCGCAACGGCGCGCCGCTCGACGGGCAGCACGGCACGGGCACCAACGCTTGGCTCTCCGCCCCCGACCGCAACGGGGTGCGCCACCCCTTCGCCATCGCCTGGGCCACGCTCACCGACGTGTCGGGCGGGATCCTGGTGCGCGGGGTGGGCCGCAATGCCGACCAGATCACCTCGGCCGGTACCATGGATAACGTCGACGTGTATCGCCTCATGTATCGCACCCTGTTCGGGCGGAAGGCGGGCTGACGGGTTGCAATCCGGGATCGGTCAGTCAGATTTATCGTTGATTTATCGGAAAGATCTGCTCCCGAGCCGCGGGTTTCTAAAGGAGCGCTGGCGTGGTCTGAATGCCGTCGTGGCTGAGATGGCGTAAGGGGGCGCCGGCACCGCGTCGGCGCCGCACCGCCACGGGTTGCAGGGTTTGCCGAAGCAGGCACCGCCTTTGCGGCAAGAAATGGTCACCCGAGGCCTTCCGCATCGCCCACGGGCGGTACCGCGGCGTCGGGCCTGGTTCGGAGGAGCAAGCGGCAGCGCCGGGATCCCCGGTAGAGCGTTTGTACCGCACCCGGTTCTCTGGACACGCGGTTGCACTATGCGGCGCGCGCTGCTGCTGGTGCATCGGCTGGCGAAGGAGGAGCGTGACGCGATCCTGGGCTGGCCCGCACGGGTCGCGGCCGAGATGGCGGCCGAGCTCGGCGTCGATGCGCACCGGCTGCAGATGATGCTTGAATCACGGCTGCGCACGCTGCTCGCCGAGCGCAACGACGTGCGGATCTCCGTGACATGATCAACTTAGAGACGATCCTCACGGAGGTCGGCCGGTTCGATAGCGACCTCGAAATCGTCCAGGCCTGGCGCGACGGCCTAACTCCTGAGCCAGCGCTGCTGGTCTCGGAATGGGCTGACCGGCATCGCGTGCTCGGCTCGCGGGACTCCGCCGAGCCGGGCCCCTACCGCACGTCCCGCACGCCTTACCTGCGCGCGGTGATGGACGCGCTGTCGCCGTCGCACCCGGCGCGCCGCGTGGTGTTCATGAAAGGCGCGCAGGTCGGTGCGACCACCGTGGGGACGAACTGGATCGGCTACGTGGTACACCACGCGCCGGGACCGATGCTGGCGGTTCAGCCGACGACGGAGCTCGCCAAGCGCTTCTCCGACCAGCGCATCGATCCGCTGATCGAAGAGACGCCCGCGATCCGCGAGCGGGTGGCACCGGCACGGTCGCGGGACTCCGGCAATCGGCAGCTCTCGAAGGAGTTCCCCGGCGGGCAGCTGGTGATGACCGGCGCGAACAGCGCCGTGGGCCTGCGCTCGATGAGCGCGCGGTTCCTGTTCCTCGACGAGATCGATGCCTATCCGGGCGACGTCGAGGGCGAGGGCGATCCGATCGCGCTCGCCGAGGCGCGCGCCCGCACCTTCGGCTGGCGCCGCAAGACCTTTCTGGTCTCGACGCCGACCATCGCCGGGCTGTCGCGGATCGAGCGCGAGTACCTCGCGTCCGATCAGCGTCGGTTCTTCGTGCCTTGTCCGCGCTGCAACGCGATGCAGTGGCTGCGGTTCGAGCGGCTGGTCTGGCGGAAGGGCGAACCGGAAAGCGCGCGGTATCTGTGCGAGGCGTGCGAGCATCCGATCGGCGAGCAGCACAAGACCGCGATGCTGGCCGCGGGGGAATGGCGCGCTACGGCTGTATCGGACGATCCGCACACGATCGGCTTCCACATCTCGGCGCTCTACTCGCCGGTCGGCTGGCTTTCCTGGAGCGAGATCGCCCGGTCGTGGGAGGCGGCGCAGGGCGACGACCGTGCGATCAAGACGTTCAAGAACACCGTGCTCGGCGAGACCTGGCAGGAGAGCGGTGAGGCGCCGGACTGGCAGCGGCTCTACGAACGGCGCGAGGACTGGCCGATCGGCACGGTGCCCGCCGGCGGTCTGTTCCTCACCGCTGGCGCAGACGTGCAGCGCGACCGCATCGAGGTCTCGATCTGGGCCTGGGGGCGTGGCCTCGAGAGCTGGTTCGTCGACCACGTGGTGATCGATGGCGGTCCCGAGCGTGCCGAGACATGGGCCAGGCTGACGGCGCTGCTGGGGCAGACCTGGCCGACGGGTCACGCGAGCGGCGCGCGGTTGGGGCTGGCGAAGCTTGCCATTGACACAGGCTACGAGGCGCCGGCGGTCTACGCCTGGGCGCGCCGCGCCGGACATGCCCAGGTCGTGCCGGTGAAGGGCGTGGACGGGTTCAACCGCGTCGCGCCGATCGTCGGCCCGAGCTACGTCGATGTGACCCAGGGCGGACGCAAGCTGCGCCGTGGTGTGCGGCTCTGGACCGTCGCCGTCGCCACCTTCAAGAGCGAGACTTACCGCTTTCTGCGACTGAGCCGGCCGACGGACGAGGAGCTCACCGCGGGGACCGCCTATCCGCCCGGCTACGTCCACCTGCCGCGGGGGATGGAAGCGGAGTGGGTGAAGCAGCTCGTCGCCGAGCAGCTGGTGAGCGTGCGCACGAAGCGCGGCTTCGCCCGGCTCGAGTGGCAGAAGCTGAGGGAGCGCAACGAGGTCCTCGACTGTCGCGTCTATGCCCGCGCCGCGGCCTGGATCGCCGGAGCCGATCGCTGGACCGAGGTGACGTGGCGTGATCTCGAGGCGCAGGTCGGGCTCCCATCGGGCTCGCGCAATGGGCACCCCGTCGCGCCCAGACACCGCGATGCCGTGTCTGCGTCAGCGCCCCAACAGTCGGATGCTGCCGATCCCGTGCCACCCTCGGCCGGCGTGCTCCGCCGCCGTGCGCCGCGCGGCCGGCGCGTGTTCACCCCGTCCTATCTGCGCTGAGGTGATGCCGTGAACATCCAGCAGATGATGGCGCGGCGCGAGGCGCTGCTCGAGGCGCGCTGGCGCGGGGTGCGCACAGTCGAGATCGAGGGCCGCCGCATCACCTACGCCACTGATGCCGAGATGGCCGCGGCGATCGCCGATCTCGAACGCCGCATCGCCGATGCCTCTGCTGGTGCGCGGCGGCGGATCGTCCACACCGCCGCGAGCAAGGGGCTGTAGGCTCGGATGCTGGCCACGCTCTCGCGCTGGCGTCGGCGCGTCGGTGCCTTCATTGGAGGCTTTGAGGCTGGGGAGGCGGGCCGTCGGCTGCGCCACTTCCAGCCGAGCCGAGCGCATCTGAACACCCTGATCGCGGCTGCCGGTGCGGACATCACCGCGCGCGCCCGCTGGCTCGTGCGTAACAACGGCTACGCGCTGAACGCCATCGAGTCCTGGGCCGGTAACGTTGTCGGCAGCGGCATCAAGCCGTCCTCTCTGATCGCCGATAGCGCAATCAAAGCCCAGGTGCAGCGGCTCTGGCTGGATTGGACCGACGAGAGCGACGCCGAAGGCTTCACCGACTTCTACGGCCAGCAGCGCCGGGTCGCGCGTGAGGTGTTCATCGCCGGTGAGGTGTTCCTGCGCTTCCGCCCCCGCCGCCCCGAGGACGGGCTCGTCGTGCCGCTGCAACTCCAAATGCTGCCGTCGGAGATGTTGCCGCTCAACCGCAACGAAGTTGCATCCAACGGCAACGTCATCCGCCAGGGCATCGAGTTCGATCGCATCGGACGGAGGGTGGCCTATCATTTCCTGCGCCGCCATCCAGGCGACACCACCGATCCCGGACTCGCAGGCGAGACCGTGCGCGTGCCGGCCGCGGAGGTGATCCACGTGATCGACCCGGTCGAGGCTGGACAACTGCGCGGCATCTCCCGCTTCGCCCCGGGGATCGTCAAGCTCTTCCTGCTCGACCAGTACGACGATGCCGAGCTCGATCGGAAGAAGGTCGCGGCGATGCACGCCCTATTCATCACCACCCCGGCGCCGGCCGAGCCGTTCGACGTCGCCGAGAGCAATGGCGCCGATGGCGAGCGGCAGATGGACTTGCAGCCCGGCCAGATCGTCATGCTGGAGCCGGGCGAGGAGATCCAGACCTCGGCGCCGGCCGACGTCGGCCAGACCTACGAGCCGTTCCAGTACCGCACGCTTCTGCAGGTCTCGGCGGCGCTGGGCATCCCCTACGCCTACCTCTCCAACGACATGGTGCGCGCGAACTACTCGAACTCGCGGCTTGCGCTCCTCGAGTTCCGCCGCCGCGTCGACGCGTATCAGCATGCGGTGATGGTCTGGCAGCTCTGCCGGCGTGTCTGGGTGCGCTGGATGGACACGGCGGTGATGGCGGGCGCGCTCAAGCTGCCTGACTACGAGGCACGCCGCCGCGACTGGATCGCGTGCGCCTGGCTGCCGCCGCGCTGGGACTGGGTCGATCCGCTGAAGGACGCGCGCGCAGAGATCGAGCAGATCCAGGCCGGGCTCAAGAGCCGGACGCAAGCGCTGGCCGAGCGCGGCTACGACGCCGACCAGGTGGACGCCGAGATCGCCGCCGATCGCGCGCGCGAGCAGAAGCTCGGACTGGCATTCGGGGCCACGCCGGGTGCGCTGCGCCAGGGTGGCGATGCCGACGAGGAGACGGCTGCGGCTGCAACCTCTCGTTCCGAGGTTCCATGACATCCTTGCAGACAGCGCTCATCCGGCTCGGGAGCCGCCCGCTGGCGATCGCGCCGCGCGCACTCGAAGCGCTGCTCGTGGCTGGCAACGTTTCCCTCGTGCCGCGGAGCAGTGGGACAACGCTGGGTCGCGGCTATGCCGTCACCAATGCTAGCATCGCGGTGGTGCCGGTGCTGGGACCGCTGGTCGCGCGCGGCGATTGGCTGACGGAGCTGTTCGGCGCGTCGGTGTATGGCGAGGTCGGCGAGGCGATCGAGACCGCGCTCACCGATCCCGCGGTGCGCGGCGTGGTGATGGAGATCGACTCCCCGGGCGGCGAGGTTGCCGGCATGTTCGATCTCGTCGACCGGCTGACTTCGCTGCGTGCCGCCGCGGGCAAGCCCCTGTGGGCGGTGGCGAGCGAGAGCGCGACCTCGGCGGCCTATGCGATCGCCAGCGCGGCGGAGCGCATCTACGTCACCCGGACCGGCGAGGTGGGCTCGATCGGTATCGTCGCCGCGCACCTTGACCAGAGCAGCGCCGATGCGAAGGCCGGGCTCGCGTGGACCTTCATCCATGCGGGCGCGCACAAGCTCGACGGCAATCCGCACCAGCCTCTGTCCGACCCTGCGCGCGCGGCGATCCAGGCGGACGTCGATGCGCTCTACGGCGAGTTGGTCGACCTGGTCGCGCGCAACCGCAACCTGGCGCCGGAGACGGTACGCGCCACCGAGGCGGCGATCTACCGCGGCCGCGCCGGTGTTGCGATCGGTCTCGCCGATCGCATCGGCACCGTCGAGACCGCGCTCGCCGACATGAATGCTGCCTTCGCACCGCCGCCGTACCGGCGCAGTGCCACCACCAAGCCCCCTGCCAGGAGAACGACGATGACCCATCCGGTCGAACCCGATGATGCACCCACAACGGAGGCGCAGCACGAGCCGCCGCAGGAGGCGTCCGAGACCGCACTGCCGGAGCCTGCGCCGGCACCGCCGGACGAGGCCACGCGCGCTGCCGCGGCGGAAATCGCCGAGGTGGCCGCACAGGCCACCCGCCTCGGCGTTGCGGTGGATGCAGCCGACGCCATCCGGCGCGGCATTTCTGCCCATGCGCTGCGCCGCTCTGTCCTCGACGCCTTGGCGGCACGCGCTGAAGCAAGCGCGATCGTGACCGCCAAGTCCAATCCGGCATCCGATGGAATATCCGAAAGCCCGATCGTCCGACGTGCGCGCGAGCGCGCCGCGGCTGCGCAGCACTGACCAGGAGGGAACGCCATGCCCGTTCTGACCAAGGATCGGACGCTCGGCGACCTGCTCAAGTACGAGCTCAACGGGAACTACACCCGCGAAGTCGTGACGCTGAAGGGCGGCACCACCTATCCGCTTGGTGCTGTGCTCGGCAGGATCACAGCCTCCGGCATCCATCGCCTCTCGCCGGCCGCCACGGTGGCGGGCGACGAAGGCGCCGAGACCGCGGTCGCCGTGCTGATCGAGGCGGTCGACGCCACCTCCGGCGCCACCACCGGCGTGGTGGTTGCGCGGGGTCCGGCCATCGTCTCCAAGGCCGCGCTGGTGTTCGACGCTTCGGTCGACCAGCCCGTCGAGATCGCCGCCAAGCACAACCAGCTCGCCGCCGCCGGCATCGTCCCGCGCGATACCGCCTGAGCACGTTCACTCATCCACGCCATGCGCGGCGCCGGGTCCCCTCGGCGCCGTTCTTGTCTCTACCCAGAGGAGGCCGACCGATGGTCGCCATCATCAATCCGTTCGACGCCGGCGGCTACTCGCTCGCCGAGATGACCCAGGCCATCAACATCCTGCCCAACGTCTACACCCGCCTCGGGCAGATCGGCCTGTTTCGCTTCGAGGGCGTCACCCAGCGCTCGGTGATCATCGAGCAGGCCGAGGGGGTGCTCAACCTGCTGCCCACCGTGCCGCTTGGCGGACCCGCCACGGTCGCCAATCGCGACCTCCGCTCTATGCGCTCCTTCACCGTGCCCTGGATCCCGCACGACGACGTCATCACGCCCCAGGACATCCAGGGCGTGCGCGGCTTCGGTGTGGCTGACGCGGCCGACCCGCTCGCCACCGTCATGGAGCGGAAACTCACCCGCATGCGCGTCAAGCACGCGCAGACGCGCGAATACATGGAGATCAACGCGCTCCGCGGCGTGGTGAAGGACGGCGCCGGGGCGACGCTCTACAACTACTTCACCGAGTTCGGCCTGACCCAGCTCAGTGTGGATTTCGTCCTCGGCACCGCGGCGACGAACGTCCAGGCGAAGGTGCGGACCCTGCTGCGCCTAGTGGAGGAGGAGCTGAAGGGCGAGACCATGACCGGGGTGCATGCGCTGGTCAGCCCGGAGTTCTTCGACAAGCTCATTGGCCACGCCAAGGTCGAGGAGGCCTACAAGTACTACGCCTCGACGGGAGCCCAGCCGCTGCGCGAGGACACGCGCCGGCGCTTCCCCTTCGCCGGCGTGGTGTTCGAGGAGTACAACGCGACCGTAACGCTTTCCACGGGCGCGACCGAGAAGCTGGTGCCGGCGGGCGAGGGCATCGCCTTCCCACTCGGCACGCTTGATACTTTTGTCACCTATGGCGCGCCGGCGAACCTGATCGAGACGGTGAACACCGTCGGCCTGCCGATCTATGCACGGCAGATCGCGCGTCCGGACGGCTCCGCGATCGAGGTGAAGACCGAGGCCTCGATCCTGCCGGTCAACAAGCGGCCGCGGCTCGCCGTGCGGGTCTTCTCCTCGAACTGAGGTGGACGTCTTCGCTGCGGCGCTCGGCGACCTTCTCGCCGATCCGCATATGGCGGTGGATGCGGAATGGCGGGCGGGTGGTGCGGAACCGCCCGCCGCTGTGCGCGTGGTGCGGTCGTCGCCCGATCGGGTGGCGACCGCCTTCGATACGGCCGTGATCCAGGCCACCGACG